GAGCAGGTAGGTAGGCAATCGGCCGGGCTGTACGCCTCGAAGGTCAGCAGGTAGGACTACTGGCTTGACCGGGTATTTCACTTGCGTCCGTACCGCGTGTCTTTAGTGTTTGCCCAAGCGTAGATCATTGGCAGAACTGCCGCTAATCCGGCTTTTAGCGCGCTTTCTACGTTGTAGTTGCTTGTGATAAGCACGGCGACGCTTCCAGCGACGAAAGCTTTCAACCAATCTTCGAGCATTGCTTGCCACTTCATTACGCCTCTGTTGGGTAAGGGTTAGCTGCTTTGACTGCTGCTACTGCTTCACGCCATGCGGCTTCTGTTCCGTCACCACGTTGCCACTCAAAAAATAAACCATCTGATTGCGTTTCGTATGCAGTACGCCTATTACTTGCTACTGCTGCAACTTGGTTTTGGTAATCAACTTGTGGCCAAGCTGCGTCTAATTCGGCTTGCGTTGGTTTTGGTGTGTCACTAAACCATTGCAATGACTCATATTCATTGTTGTTTATTGCCCATTGTGTACCAGGGTAGTTGGCTGTTAAGACTGCTGCGTAGTCGATCATGGTTTTACTTCCATTACTGTAATTGTGCTTGCAGAGTTGTACATGGTTAACGAGCCGTTGCGATTTAAGGTTGTGTTATTACTGTCGTTTGTCTGAAATTGTATTTTGTAAGTCGTGGCGCTAGTAGTTGCAGGGCTGTCTAAAAACGCAACAACCACATTGTCAAGGCCGCCTGCTGGAGTATCGCCGTGACCGTACCAGGCTTGAGTTCTACCGCCTGCAGCTGCGCCTAACGCGATAGCCGTAGCGTCGCGCATAAGACGTAGTCCGCGTTGCGTGCCGCCTGCACCACCAAACTGCAAAGACGCTAAAACAAACACTTTGTTGCTGGCACTTGTAGGCGTAATGCTTACGCTCATGCCCGTCACGTCAACGAAAGTATTGCTAGTAGTAATGAAAGTGTCATCTTTAAAAGTGCTGACTACTTGGATTACGCCGCTATTGCCTGCAGCAAAACTAAAATTGGCATTAAGTGACGATGCTGTGAGCACCTGGCCAGCTGTGTACGTTGTTAATGGCATATCGTCATCCTAATACGTTTGTGCCATCAAGTTGACCGTATACCGGGTCATCCAAAATGAGTTGGAACACAACAGTGGTTGGGGCTGTGTAGTAGGTAATTCGATGCCCTGACGCAAAATTGATGTTGCCCTCAATGCCTTCAATGCTCAGCTCTGACGTAATCGTTGACAGCCCGGTGATCTCTTTCGTGATGGTGATGGTGTCTCCGATGTCCACGGTGGCAGCCAACGCGCGCTCAGCGTTGTCCAGCAGGGCAAAGTTGGTGCTGACAGCCGTAAAGCGTGGGGCAGGCTCAGGCTCAAGCAGATAATCAGCCAGGTCATCAATCTCGCCTTGCAAATGCAGCAGGCTGTTGGTGATCGACTGCGACTGAATGAAGTACGTGGCCTGACTGCTCAAGTCCTCAGCCAATGCATTCTTGCCATCAAGCGCCTGCACGTAGGCACGGTTCAGCACACCGTCAGCGTCAAACTCGATTTCCACGTTGTCATACGGTGTGTTGGTGTTGTCATCGGCAAACGTGATAACCGAGCCGCTCAGCGTGGCTCCAATACGCGGCTGGAACGTGAACACGCCAGCCCTGCTCATAAACACGCGGCCCTGTTCAGCCTGGTTGATTTGCGTAATGTAGCCGAGCGTGTTTTGCCCGGCATTGAGCGTGTATGAATTGTCGCTACCCAGATTGACGGTGCCTGGGTCAATAGCCGTAGTGCCTGTGTAATTGACCTCTGGCAGCGCTAGAACTGTCTCAATGCGTTCTCCCGAGGTTTCCGCACTCGGGTTGAACGCAGCCATCTGCGTTTGCGCCAGCAAATAGAAATCGTCCGAGCACTGTACTGCCACCGTGTTGGGGCCAGCCAACGCGAACTCGTAGTTGTAGGCCGTGACGTAGCCGACAAACAGGTATTCCGATGATCGGCTCAGCCTGACTCGACGCATAGGTGCAAGCCCAGGTTTGTCGTTGCTTGGGTCGTAGTAGGGGCTGGCAGTGTCATACGGCCCGAGAATGCCTGTCTCGTCGGTCATGCGGAAGCTCATAGTTCCGGCACCGAACTGATTGTCAATGTTGCGGCGGCCTCGCTTGTAGGCAACCTCGGTCACGTACTCGGTGATGTCTGCGTAACCAGTTTGTGGCCCCAAGCCATAGGTGGTGTTGTTGAGTACGCCTTTGGTTGCGTCATCCAGCCTGAATGAGTTGTAGTCAAAGCCTGTGTCAAGTTCGAGCAGGTAACTACCTGATTGGACAACGCTGGCAGCCATGGTTACGCAATCTGTACGTCGAGTGGGCCGCTGCGACGGTTGTACTGTTTCAACGCGTTCACGATGGTGTCACCGAGGCGCTCGTCGGCAATGGTGCTGTTGACGGTCACGTTGTACACAGCCTGCTTAGGCGCGTATGCCGCGTCCAACATGGCTGGTACTTCGTAGTAGCGGCTCTTGGGGTCATACACCGAAGGGTCAAACGGTTGTACGGTCATTTGACCGCCACCGCCACCGCGACTGCCACCGCCACCGCCACCCGATGGGGCAGGCAACGTCACCGGGGCAATAGTTGGAATCACTGGTACAGCAAGCCGACGTGACAAGACATCGCCACTTTCCAAATTGGTTGGACTACTGCTTGCAATTGGATACGGCGCGCCAAATGGCTGTTCGCTCAAACGTGGCAATTTGACGTTTGGAATCAATGGCACGTCAATAGGGCTAATGACATTGAATGCTTTATTGATGTAGTTGACAGCTTGTACTGCAGAATTGGCTAGCAACTCAAATCCTGCAATGCCCAGGTTTATGAATTGAGCAACTCGGCCCGACAAATCTTTGAACACTGCACCGCCATCCATGCCTAAGCCCTGAATGGTGACACCAAGCGATGCCACCACGGCAGCAAATAAACTTAGGCGACTGCCAAGGCTGGCATACGACAAATTGAGTCCATAGTTGCTTGCGTCCAAGGCTTTCGTTGTCAACTCAACTACTGCCAATGTGGCTGCATACACGCGCATAATGCCGTTGATTGTCAACACGCTGGCAGCAAGACTGCCAATGACAAGAATTAGTTTTACAATAACGTCGCTGTTGTTTTGTGCTAGTTCAGCAAGTTTCTGGATACGCGGTAGGAGTTTTTCAAGTATCGGCAAAAATGCTGCACCGATGGCTTCTTTAGTTTCGCCAATAGTCAGCGACAATTTTTTCATTTCGCCCTCAGCGCTGTTAGCAGCCACAGCAGCTGAGCCGCCAACCGTGCCAGCCACAGCCATAAACACTTGATCAAGTGATGCGCCTTCTTTGATGAGTTCGCGTACCGAGGGCAGCAACGTGCCCAGCGCCTTGGTGTTGCCACCGTACGCCTTGGCGATGGCATCCGTGGCCGTGCCCAAATCAACGCCAGTGGCTGCTGCGATGTCGAGGGCCAGCGTAAGACCATCTTGTGCCGAAGTCATCTCTCCGGTCACCTGGACAAGCGAGGCGAGGGCTGGGCGTAGTTCATCGTCAGCCACAGCCGCCGACATCATTGTTTTTTCAATAAACGCCTCAGCAACCTTGATGTTGGCTTCGCCGGCCAGCGTATTATTGGTAATTGCCTTTGCCAGCAGGGCTTGTGCTTTGGCGTCCTCAATAGCGGCTTTGGTTGCGTCACCGATAACGACAGCCAGCCCACCGATAGCCGCAGCTGCTGGTAGGGCAGCCTTCTTGAGGGCGAACTGGGCTTTAGCGCCAGCGCCCTCGAGGTTCTTGAACTCGGCAACAGCCTTGCTAATGCCTTTGCCATCAAACTCGGAAATGATTGGGATTGTTACAGCCATTAGCGAGTCAGTCTATTCGTAGTGGCCTGATTGATTTTTTCTACGACTCGACCAAGGTTCTCGTTGACCTGATCGGCATTGCGCTCGTATGAGGGCCACATCAAACGTGATGGTGCACCGTAAAGCGATGACAGCGCTGATGCCAAACGATTAGGTGCTCCACGGCCTGCCATGTCAAAAATTGTGCCTGCCGGGCTTTTCATTGTCACACTGAAAACAGCCAGGCTGTTTCCACGCCTGCGATTACTGAAACGCGCAATGATGGATTTGCTTACCGAGCTTTGCGCCCAAGGCATGAGCCTGCCGCCTTTCCAGTTACGCGACATACCCGACAACGGCAGATTCACCACCTTGCTTCGAGCATCCTTCACAATCGGATCAACAATGGTCTTGAACTCTTTTTTGATTTCCTTGGCAAGCTCAGGTTCCATGCGCTGCAATTCGCGCAACGTCTCCTTGACACCGACAACAGTTACAGATGTTTCAGCCACGTTGTTGTTGCTTTCTCGCCAGCAGTAACACGGTAGCCAAATCCTCAGAATCAAACTCAATGTCAGGTGGCCACCACCCGGTAGCCAACAGCAGTTCCGCTAACTGGCGGCGGACGCTGTTGCTTCCGTAGGGTTTGCGTGGGCAGTCTCCACTACCTCAAAATCCTCAACGGAGACAAGCCAAGTGTCATAGTCGCGGCCTTCACGCTTATTGACGTTGAGCTGATGCCACGCCATAAACATGATGTCATCAATGCCGATACCGGCTTGCAGATCGCTGGCGCGGCGCTTGAACTTGCGTTCCCACGCAGCAGCCGTAGCGATTGTTGTTGTGACTTGCTCTGTAACCAATTCCGCTGCTGGTGTCTTGAATGACACCTTGATGGTTAGTTTCACGCCGTCACGTCCTCAACCAGCACGCCGCCCGTAATGGTGATTTCTACTTCTGACAGTTCACCGACCGAGCCGTTCACGAGATCGAGCGACTCAAGGTATCCGCCAGTGATTTGGAACTCTGGGTTGGTTGCCGAGATTGCACCCGAGG